GTGCGTTGACCAGCCCCATAACGGGTATTGGTCAGCAAATCCAGTACAACACAAGCAGGGTTACGGGAATATTCGTAGCTAATACTTAGATTTCGGCTAACAACTGGTACTTTTCTGCCTCTAATCTTGGCCGTTATCGCTGGCAGGCTGGTAGTTGCTCCAGCAGGGAAACTACACGCCAGCATAGATGTGAATGGATATACAAGTTTTTCATTCCACAAAACTTCCATTGAAAGCCAGGTAATATCGCCCTTGACCCATCCAAATTGTGTTGAGCTATTGCCACCCTTTATAGCTTTTGGCCCCCTAGCCTCACCTCGATCAGTCCGTTCCACCTTTACTGATATGGGGTGCTGTAGTCCTGTAATAGGTATCTCATGAACAGCTACTGTGTTTGAAAGAACTTTGTCTACTTTTTGGAGTTCTTCTTTGGTGTCATCAGGATCTGGAGTGAGTTCATCTTTAACCGTTACAAGTCTTTTGGGGTACTCTTCTTGATAAAATTGCACACCATTAGCAAAGGCTGTAATAACATATCTGAGTGGATTATCAGCCCCACCACTATCGTTCGTTTCTGTGTATTCTCTGAAGTTTGACGTTGTTCTGCCATTGCTCACTACACTTCTTGTCTTTGTCTGATAGAAAGCCCCTTCTGCAATTCTTACTCTGATCTTGTCGGCGTATGGATTATTAATAGATCTAATTTCTGTTGTATTTGGAGATTCTGACTCGGTAAGACGCTTGTCATAACTGCCGCCAGCAATAGGGAATCTGGCTCCGACACGGAGATGAAAACCTTGGTTTTGAAGCAGATTTAATGCCGATGATGCTGTTTGTGTGCCATCGGTAAATTGAATATCTTTTACTCCCGCTGCCGAAGCCTTCAATCCATTGAAGAAAAGGTTATCTTCCTGCGAACCTGCAAATCCATCAATCTCACCCTCGGAGACAACAGCCATCCAAAAGCCTTCGGGTTCATCAACCTCTAGACCGTCTTGAATATATGAACTGACGACGGGCATTCTGGTGACTAGGGTCTCGCCATACACAACCGGCACCGGAGTTCCATCGGCTGCTGTGGCTGATGCCGCATTCGTAATGGCCTCATCCGCTGGAAGGCCCTCATCTTTTCGAGATGGTTCTGGCACGCCTGGAGCAAATAACCCCGCAATACCTGAAAAAACTAGACTGAAGCCCAGCGCATATGTAGCACTCTGAACGCCCGCCATGAAACTACCAGCCACGACAGTTCCAAAACCAGTCATCGCGAATGCGACTAAAGCAATACCCAGCAGAATTTTCCCAAAATTACTGCCGAAAAATGATCCCGTGATGACCGGGACCAAAGTCATCTGAGATGTTCCAAATGCCAGATGGTCATACCCAATCGCATCGTTACTGGTTAATAGCTGGAAATAAACTCCAAATTCATGGGCTGAAGATAAGAATGTACGAAAACCAGGCAATAGATGGCACAAAGCTTTGATCGCTTCATTAGGTGTTCGCACATTTAATTCGTGCTCATAACCAAACCGCTTGCCAGCAACACCTTCTAGCCGTATTTTCATCATCTGTTTAAAACCTTTTTAAACGTTTGAATATGACCGGCTGGACTAAGAATCTCAAGCCTGTCTGCTTCGACAACATATAAATAAGAAGTCAGTTCCATATTCGCGGATACAACTATGTCGTGCTCACTAAAGCTGTGGTCACCAACGGGGTGAGAATGAAAAATAACATCCGTACTGTATTTTAAATAGTCTTGGGCTGAAATTAAAAAACCTCCCTCAGGTTTATCGGCTTGGTTAGTGACTGGTATGGCTTTTCCATCCACAACAAACCCACAAGCTTCCTCTGGAAATGCCTTGCGTGATATCTGAGCTATTCGACGATGTAAAAGCTTAGCCATACTTTCTACTAGTCAGTGGTGGCAGGAAATCCGCCAAAACGGAGATCAGTGCCGAATCGTTCCCTGCATGCCTCCAACGTCTTAGGGCAGACATCAGGTGAGCTGACGGCAGCCCCAGGGTAATTACATTCAGGGCCTCGATACTCAAACGGACAGAAATTGCTATACATCCTGCGCTTGGGCAGATCTAATCCCTCAAGGTCAAATACTGAATTAAGCTCATACACAACTCCTAATTTGTTTTCCTCGGCTTTTCGGGAAAACCACCATGTATCTGGTGTGAAATGTGCATTTGCATCATAAGATGATTGAGCCACGCCATCGATTGATTTTAAATATTTTGCATACGTCCTTATACGAGTGACGCTAAAACCAATCAAATCTTCAAAATCAAAATTATATAGCGACATTTGACCATCTACATTCGATATCTGCAGCTTTGGTTGTGGCAATGAATTACTGCCGCTTAGTTCAAAACCTGATGCTGCAATAGGTAGAGGTTGATAAGTACGGAGTGTCGTCCCATCTCTGTCTACATATTCAACAGACTTGCCGCCTGACTGTTCAGGAGAAACCAGAAATAAATCATTAGTCCACGAAGACGCAAAAACTGAACTGTTTCCAGATATATGAAACAGAGTAAGTGGGGAGTCTTGGGTTAACTTCCGACTCTCTTTAATAATCTTTTGATTAGGCATAAGCGTAAGCCTCAATCAAAGTAAAGCTGTATTGAATACTGCTGCTAGCAGGCAAAAGCTTGCGTGAATAAGTACTATCTTTTACTCGATAACGACGTTGTTCAGTCACCAAAGGCGTCAGTGTCGTCAAGAAATAATCACCCTTGCAGACCTTGTCAAGTCTGCGTTCTAATTGGCTCTGGTTTCCATTGCCCTGTATCGGCTCTGTGATAACTGCATATTCAGTCATCCGTGAGTTAATACCATCAGCCGCTATGACTTCATAGCCATCTCCATACCCATATTTACGGACGCGGTGAGATGTAATCTCCTGCACATCGAGCAAAAGATTGATAGCCAGATTAACGTCGGCCATTGTAAAGTAGTCCTCCAACTCTGCGCTCATCCATAATCACACGCTTGACAGCGGAATCGATGGCTTTACCTAGTTTATTGGCATTATCGCCAGAAGTTTGCGAATCTGTTTGACCGCCTTGGTCAACATTTACTGTGATATTTGTCTGAATATTGCCTGCCGCACCACCACCTGCCATCTGGACCGGAATGGATCGACCATTCGGTAACGGGACAATAGCTTCGTTCATACCCCCCTCGCCAATTAAGGCGTTCGTAGGTCCAGTGACAATGCCACCCTTGGCAAATTCAAATGGGGAAGCAGGAATAATATTTCCACCAAGAGTTGACATGTCTGAACTCCACTCAACAGACCCACCGCCAGCAATAGCTGTAGCTTGCGCTGTTGGCAGTCCACTACCTGTCGAGATATCGGCTGCAGACTCTCCGCCGCCGCTATTGCCAAAGAAACCGATTGCTGTCTTAAGCAGCTTAATCATGATCAACTTGGCGATCATTTGTGAAGCCATCGCCAGGAATGATTTGCCTACACTGGCAAAGAATTGCCCGAATGCTTGAGAGGCAGTAAGGGTCCCGCTAACAACCCCTTGGATTGCAGTACCAATACCCTGCTCAATTGTCGCGGCGATATCTAACATCCTGCCCTGGATGTCAGTGACAAAGTCCATAGAGGTATTGATATAGTCTCGAATTTTATTAGTTCCGTTTTGCTGCGCCTCCGTTAACTGATCAATAGCTCCCTTGGCTTCCTCGGCAGCAAGTTTTACGTCGCGAATGGCGGCGGCATTTGTAAATCGATCCACATTTAATCGCTGCAACTGAATAGCAGTACTTCGATCGATTTCAAACTTCGCCATTTCGCCCTCAAGTATTTCAGGGCTGACTCCTTGTGCAAGTAGCTCATTGCGTTTGCGTAGCGCTCCAACTTGAATCAGGGTCTGCTGGGTCTGCTGCCTGAGGGCTTCCGTTGATTTTGCAGACACACCCTTCGATATGTTGCCAACCATTGTTGGAGCTGCTGATCGGAAGTTGTCCAAGTTTGTATTGGCCCCTGAAAGCGCTCCCTGCGCTTGTGAGACGAGCCCCTGTGCTCTTAAAGCATCAACTGGCCCAGAAGCCTGGTTAAGACGTTGTTCAGCGGCTTCTAGGCGTTGTTCGGCTTTAGTTACTTCGTCTTGTAGCCGTTGATCACGTACTTCTAATTCCCTTAATGCTTGAATTCGTGCATTAAGAATTGCCTGTTGTTCGCGTGCAATTCCAAATAGATTTGCCTCTTGTAATTGATGATTTGATTTTTCAAGCTCTGCACGAAGCGCATACTCATCTCGCGCAACCTTAAGCGCAATCTGAGCATTCTTTTGAGTCAGTCGAAGTGCATTATTAGCTTGTGCTCTACGAAGCTGGCCCTCAATATCCCTACCACTACCTTGTTCTTTTCCGGCTTTTTCTTGGGCTTTTCTTAGTTTTTCTGCTTCTCGGGCTTCGTCCGCAACCTGCCGATCTGCTGGGGTAGCATAAATAGCACTACTTCTGGCTCGTTTTAATTCATCAATGCGACCTCTACCAGAAAGCACTGCTTGTCTGGCGGCGTCGTCAAAGCCATTGAAAGGCTCATCTATAAAATTGCGTGTAATGACATCATTAGCATCTTTAATTCCTCCCCTTTTAGCATCAATTTTAAGTTGCTTTTCAGCCGTATCAATTAATGTATCTAGCTCTTCCTTAGACAGTGCAGATCCACCCACACTCTTGACGTAATCTGAGGCAGAGTTAAAGGCTTCAATACCTTTAAAACGCTTTTCAAGCTGTGAAAGTTTATCTAATCCATTAATAACTACATCTATAGCAAGAGTAATAAGTCCAATTAAACCAAGTGACAGCAGTGTCTTCTTCAAAAGTAGAAGCTTCGGCATCGCAGCCATTGCTGCAATACCCAAGCCTTTAATTCCTAGAGCGGCTGCGGCTAAACCACCGACAAATTTAAGGCCGGCACCTATGCCTAGTGTTTTAAATGCCACTGCAAGTGCAGTAACACCTATTGCAGCACTAGTGGCAATAATTCCTACATTCCTGATTGGAGCTGGAAGCTCAATCATGAAGCGTAGTATGTCGGTTAAAGCTTCCACCAAAGGCAAAAGAATTGGCAGCAGTGCATCCCCAACCGCAACCCCTAAATCAGAAACAGCATTGCTAAACGCCTTGAATTTTTGAGCTGGTTGCTGTGCAAGGAATTCCTTGATTTCTTCTTTGGATATATCAAGGCCCTTGCTTAAAGACTTAATAAGAATATCGGAGGTGATCTTGCCCTCAGCTCCGAGTGCTTTCAGGTCTCCAACATTGACCTTCATCACCTTTGAGATGGGAAGAAGGACACCTGGAATTTGCTCAGAAATAGAGCGGAATTCGTCCCCAGCTAAGCGGCCAGAACCAATGGCCTGAGCAAGCTGCATGAAGGCAATTCTGGAAGCTTCAGAGGTAGCTCCACTCGCAATTGCAACAGTGTTGAAACCTTCGTAGACACCCTTGATTTGATGCAGCTCAACACCTAGGGGCCTGAGACGTGCAAAGACGTTTGCGAACTCAGTGGTGGCCTCTCGTTGCGATTTATTGAAAGTCTCAGCGCTATTCTCAATAATTTTCAGAATCTGATTGTACTCACCATATTGAGCACTCAGAAGCTTTAGTTTTTGACGTTGGGAGTCGAGATCAAGAGCACCTGATACGGATCGCTGTAATGCAAATCCAGATGCCAACGGGGCCAGTAATCCACCCCCGGCTGCAGCACCACCCAAGGCTGAAAACCCCGCA